TCTGTATTCTGTATACAATACACAAATCCATAGGGTTCAAGAACAGATTCAGTGAATTCTTGTAACTGATATTGTCTAAGAGGATTGTCTGGTAAGAACACCTGCTTACCATTAGTGTAATAAACCAACCGTTTATGTCTTACTTTTTTAAATTCCCCTATCTGTTGCTTATACCTCAAATTACACACCACCATTAACAGTAAACTCATTAGCCTCAACCATTGTATCAATCATTTCTTTCAAGTTCAACAAATCCTCACGCCGTAAAGCGTATACCATATCAGCCCCTACTACATCCCCTGTGTTTGTTAATGTGAATCTACTAGATTCTTGTGCATAGGGTACTTCAATAGACAACCCCTTTAAATACGAGGATTGCCTTTTTATATTATCGTTTTTGCCCCCTGTTAACAGTAGTTTACCATGACCCTCTACCTGTACTGCTACTAACCAATAAAAGGGTGTATTGTCTTTTCCCATTTCTGTTTGAATAATTTTATCACTTGCTTTCATTTTAAAACCTCGGTTTCCTTCTATTCACTAAACTTGCTTCAATCTCTTCCCACTTAGTAATAACTTTATTTCGTAAAGCTTCCTCTAGTTCATTATCATATACATAATCACACATTTCCTCTCGTGTGTACTTATCTTCAGAACTTTCATCCCATTGCAACTTGTTTTTTTCAACCTTTGTGCCCCTCAATTTTCCCGTGGGCGAACGCAGATCATACAAAAAGTCTATGTTACCTGCAATGTCATCAATGCCTATTGAGTAGTCGAGCACCATATTTGCTACTCTAAATGGACGCGCAGTTTTGCTCTTTATGTTTGTTGATTTAATGGGTATTCCTGCACGGCGTTGATACTTTTCATCTTCCATTTCTTTTTTATCTAGTATACCCAATTCTTCAATAGTATGACAATAAAAATCTAATGCTTTTCCACCTGCACGAGTGCTTTGTTTATCATACTTACTTGCACCTATATTAGAACGTAACTGACTAATTATTACCAACACAATATTCTTCTCAGCCAATATAGACATAATTTGTGGGAAAAACTCACCACTTAAAAACTTTGCTTTACTCATAGCATAGGTGCCTTCATCAAAAGCTTTGTCTTTCTTAAACGCTTCGTACCTTTTATCGCCACGTTCTATCATTTCTTTTGAAGTGATACCATCTAATGAATCCAGTGCATAAAATCCTATTTCATCTTTTTTAATCGTGTCTGCAAATGCACGTACATTAGTATAAAAGTCCTCAACAGTATCAGATACAAGGGTATCTTCATCTATAAAAGGCCTGTCCATTCCATATATTTTAGCTGAATCAAATGAATCACCTCGTTCAGCTATATCTAGATTCCATTTGAACTTTTTACCTAGTTTTAAGTAGTTTACTGCTATTGACTGTACAATTAAATAGCTTTTACCAACACTCGACCACGAAATTATGTTATACCCTTTACCCACTTTATAGCCCATACCTTCACCACCACCTATCTGTAAATCTCTGATGGTATTTCCCGTAGTGATATATTTTGCTACTTTTTTCGTCTTACCTTTTTCTAATTCTGCTACAACTGTTTTTGCCACAGGTTTCTTTGTTGCCATACTTTTTGGTCTCCTTATGCAACAACATAACATTATTGCTATGTTGTTGCTATGAATTAACTAGCTTTAATACAGTTCTTAAAGTTCTCTTTATGCTCGGCTTTGCAGGTCATACAATCTTCCATGTTAGCATCTTCCATGTTGTCATCACCAAAAACGTGGCCATATAAACATGTCTTTGTGTCTACAACTTCAGGTTCTGGCTCTGGCTCAACTTCTTCTTCAGGTTCAGGCTCTTCTTCAGGCTCTGGTTCTGTTTTAGGTTTTCTCGTAGTTCGTTTCTTTTTAGGAGTCTCTACAGCCACTTCGTTTTCATCATCATCGTCCTCTGGTTCTTCAGGAGCCTCACGTAGCATAGCTTCAATTTCCTCATCACTATGAATATGAAGTAACCCGTCTAAACTGAAGGCACCATGATCAAGCATTTCGTCTTTGAACTCAAAGTCTATTATGCCTTCATCATAAGGTTCTTCTCTGTCTTCAAAATCGAAGTCTTTGTAGTTAAAGAACTTTCCACTCTTAAACGTTTTTGCTTTTGCACGAAAAACTACAGACTGTCCGTCTTCAGGGTCTGTGTAATCAATAGGGTCTCCTGTTTCTGCTTTTGCGGCGGCCTTCTCAAGTAGTTCAGCCATGAAAAAGAAATGCACTTCATCTATAATTTGAATCTGTCCACCATTCTCATCTTCTTCATCGGGTTTTAAATTGATGCCATTCATAATAGCACGTCTTTTTGGTTTGTAGTTGTCTAGTAAATCATCATACTCTTTTTGTGTTAGATTCAAATCCTCTGCTTCTAGTTCTTGTAGTCGTGCTCTTTCTGCACAAATTTTACAAGGTTTGCCAAATGTTCGTTTCTTACAAATTACTTTGTCAAAGCTTTGATTGAAATTCTTGTGTACATACAAATCCAACATGTACCCGTGCTTTCCTGCTTTCTTACCGGGCATTAGATTCGTGGTGTAGGTGAACGGTATAATGTCAACTGCATTATTTCCTGCCCGTGCTTTGAAATATGAACGGTCTTCTCCATCCATATTCAAATAGTTCTGTGCTTTTACTCCACCACTCTTTATATTGTTGGTGTTGGTAATTACTTCCTGTTGTAATTCTTCTTTTAAATTAAATTTTCCCATTTCTTTACCTCTTTAGTTATTTAGTTTTGCTTCTATAGCGTCATTAGTTTTTTGTTGTCTTGCTTCTTTACTGTCTTTAATGCCATTTGTTTTGTCCCTTGGTGTAGCGTATTGCTCACGTCCGGTGAGTATTACTGCATTCTCTAGCCCTTTCTTTCGTTGATCAAAAGCTATTTCTACTTTCTTCATTAACGTAGCATCTTTCTTGGCGTGATTGTACTCCTTCTTCAACGCAATTACTAAGGGGTCTGAGGTAACAAGAGCCAGTATAGCCTTATCTGTTACCTTCATTCCTTCAGGTGCTAACGCATACTCCCCATTCCTAATACTTAGTTCTGTCTGTGCCTGTAGCACGTCTAACTCATCCTTTTTGTTATCTGCCTCCTCTTGTACCTCTGTGCTTGTTTCCGCATATGACAAATACAAACCGGGTTGTGCCTGCCATTCCTCTAGTAGATTATATGAATCTACATCCAAATCGTCATAATAGCTTCCTGTGTCTACTTCTTTGGTTTTCATGTTTTCTCCTTAGTTCTTCCCATGTTTAAGCCTCTTTACACCTGTTTTTGCCCACATACGTCTTATTTCACCATTCTCCATAACAACATAAGCAGGTTTTGATTTACCTTTATCTGCTACAATTTTAGTTTGCTCTGCCATAGTATGTGTTAGCCCAAAATGGATACCTTTTTTGTTTACGTGTTTATTCATAATACTTCCTTTAAATTCCAATCAATATACGTGTCTACGTTAAACCACCGTGTTACCCCATCTCCCACTACTTTTATGGGTTCAGTAAATAGATTTGTGTAGTTGTGCTCTTCTTCAGGCGTATTGTCTATACACTGTGCTACATAATCATTCACCACTAGCTCCATTACCAGTGCATTGTCTACATACACTGGTTCATTCTTGTAAAATACTTCAAATTTCATACATTCTCCTTTAGTTCTCTACCACACATAGGGCAATAATTAATTGATACACTAGTCCATTCGGTTGTAAACACAGACAATTTAGCGCTCTTCGCAGTCAGTCGAATGGAAATATCATCCCGATCATATAATGGCTTTGCCCAACATATAATGTCGTTACAATACTCACACATACTTGCCTTCCTCCTATTTAAATATATTATTTCGTCTATAAAACTTCTTCACATATGGACTCAATTTATTATCGGACGCTCGTATATACCGTGCAAACCCAATACCATCAAGTGTACGTACACGGCTTATCGCGCAATAACATTGGCCACTAGCAAATGTACGGCGTTCTAAATCCACAAAAGCTCTATCAAGTGTCAATCCCTGTGTCTTGTGTGCAGTCAGTGCATACCCTAGCTTGAGTGGAATTTGTTTGTACTCACCACTACTGGTTGCCGTAATCTCTTTTTTAGTTTTGTCATATTTGTGGGTATAACGCTTCCACGTGTAGGGTTCAATAGTATATGTACGGTCATTTACTTCTATTACTACTGCGCCACTGTACATCTCCTTTACTACTCCTATCATCCCATTGTAATAGCCTTTTGAGTGGTTATTTGCACACACCATTACTTGTGCCCCTTTCTTTAGCTCCACACAGTTTGGTGCAATCTTATCTTCATCAGGAAAATTGGTACTATTGCCATAATAGAACTTTGATGGATTGTGATTTAATTGCATCTCTCTACTATTTATACCATTTACTGTCGCGTTTGTCAAGGCAACATGGATAAAAGGATGAGGAGATAACGCACGGAATTCTGACTCGCTCATTACTCTAGTATTCATGTAACTCAGGTCTGAATCCTCTATGGTATTGAATCGAAAAGAATTGAGCACATCTACAAAAGCAGGGTCTCGTTGTCGAAACACTTTATTAAAAGCTATTATCTCAAAATCAAGATCAATAAATGGTGTGGCGTGAAAAAAGAACTTACTCCCATACGTGTCAGCAACATAACTTTTTTCCTCTTTGGTCTTAATAATAGGTGACAACTGACTAGGGTCTCCAATTAATATTAGTCGTACATCAACCCCATTAGTGTAGTTTCTAATCATGTAAACAATCTTGGTGAGTAGGTCACTGTTCACAGCCCCTATTTCGTCTACAATCAAGGTATGCAAGTTTTTGAATAACGGTATAAGGTCTGCTTTAACACTTAAACTATTAACAGGTATTATGGACAACGCGGGTAGCCTAAACAAACTATGAATTGTTGTGGCTTTTATCCCATCGGAACTCGCATTTACTGCCGCAACTCCTGTGGGACAACAAACAACCGTGGAATGAGGGTAGAAGGTTTTATTGCAACACATTTTTATAAACTCTGTTTTTCCACTTCCTGCCATACCTGTTATACACATGTGTTTATCCGTATTCTGCAACACGGTTATAGCATGTTCTAGCTTATCATGCATCTCAATATAGTCGAACTCTGGTGGTAGTTTAATCACATTTTTCTCAATTGAGGAACCCTGTACTCCATTCGATTAGTTCCACTAGCGTTAAACACAAGTACCTCACCTGATATTCTATTTGCGTAATTATCCATGGCTTCAACAGCAGTTTTCCCATCTCCATAGGTACTTGTTAACATATTGTCGTTAAGCACCTCAGCAAGGCTATCAAAAGAACACGCATACCTTCCATTCTGTTCTACATAATATATTATCCTTAGACCCTGTCTAATCATCTCTGCAAATTCAACTATATTCATACTTTCTCCTTATTCAATTACTTTGATCGTTCTATGTAACGCAATTATTGTATCCATAAGAATTGCAAAATTTGTTTCTGCCTCATTCTTACTACACTCTTCCCACTGACTCAAGTGCTCTCTATCTTCTTTTATTTTCTTTACATGCACTTCACCATCGGAATCAATATACCATTCAATACCAAAAATGACTTCAAATTCATAGTCTCCAAATCTATCAGTACCCATGTATTGGTATTTTCTATATATGTCCCAATAATCATCATCATTCTCTGGACAAGAATAAGAGTTATTTGAGTATTTATAATATTTACCAATATAGTTTTTTATAGTTGCTACAGTGCCTACCCGTTTTCTTTCACTTAACTCACTACTTGCTTTTCTTCCCTGTGCCACAATAACATCTAATTCCCTTTCGTTTAATTCTTTCATACTTCCTCCTATTTTACTTATTCACACACAAATAACACGCGGTAACGAATTCCGCTTTAGTATACAACATATTAGAAAACATGTCAACCACTACTACAGCCCGTCTATGAAACTTAGTAGAAGCAGGATTCAAAAGTACTGAACACATATACCCTAGTATAGCGTGTCGCATACCTTCTATGTCCTCAGTCGTTTCTTTAATAATTTTTATAACAGCTTTCCAACTACTCTCTCCATATAAAAAAGCTCTACATAAATCTATAACAGTCTTACTCGCTATTTCTTCTTCCAGTATTTTTAATTGAGTGACTTCATCAAATCCGTGGAGTTTATCAAGTGCTACAAGTGCAAGTGCAGGACTACCTTCCGCCTTTACTACAATGACATCAACAACATCAGGAGTAACAATAATGTCATGCTTCTTAGCTGTCTTTACAATATACTTGAAAAGCGTGGGTTTGTCAATAGGTTCAACTTTATATTCTGTAAAACGGCGTCTCAACGTAGGCAATATTTTTGAGGGTGCAGTAGTGCAGATAAAGAAGTATGTCCATGCGTTTGCTTCTTCTGTGGGTTTTAGCATAGCTTCTTGAAACTTACCAGTAGCCCCTTGTGTTTCATCAAGAATTATAACCTGTGCAGTACCTAATGGCATATTAGAACTTATTTCTATTATTTCCCTAGCTATATCTATTCCACCTTTACCCGCTAAATTGTACTCATGAATGTCAATACTCATAGCACCCAATTCTTTCGCCATTATACGTGCTGTAGTTGTTTTACCAACACCCTTTGGGCCTTTTAGCATATAGCAATGAGGGCGATCAGGATTAGCCAAGTGCATGGTCATAGAGTCTTTTAGTAGTTTATTGCCAAGAAGGTCTTTAAAGCTATCGGGGCGTTCTGTTATGTGTAACAACGCTTATCTCCTTTTCCATTTTCTAAATTCATGAGAACTCATATGTAAAAAAGACATTTGTAATCGCCTATCTTCTGCTTGTATTTCTCGTAATTCTTCTTGTAATTCATTTATAGTCTTAATATGTTTTTCTACCCTTTTCTCATCATCTTCTGAATCACGCATTAAATCAGCAATAAACTTTGTTTTCTCCCCTGTATTTAATACGATAACATTTTCATCACACCCACAGAACCCTCCACTCCATTGGTGCTTAATCATTATACAAGGGGCATCCTCATATGCCTTTCGATATTTATCAAACAACTCCACACTTATGGTTACACTTCCATCTACATTTGTTTTCATACTTCCTCCTATTAATCTATTAAATCACTAAAATCTGTCCAATTTTGTGTAATACACAACAGCATCAAATACCCCATCAAATCAGATACATCGTTCTTACGCAATTCACTGCTATTCATAATACGTTTTAATTTATCATCTAACCTTATTTTTATTCCCTCTGCACCATCAAGTTTACTAAAACAGGTTAAAGGGTTTGTAGCAGAATTACCGTAGCGTTTGTTTTTCTCTATCAGCATCTGCATATGTGATTCATATGTCTTGGTTATTATCGCTTTCAATCTCTTCCTCCTCGTATTCATCTTCCATTTCTAGTTCATCATATAGTTCTGAAGCTGTTAAATCGGGTTTCACCATGTGCCCCCACTATTTGTACCTGCGTTTTAGTAAATAAATCCCAAAAGTAACTTTGTGCAGTAACAGTTGTATTATTCAGTTTTTTATATACATACCCCGAATACGGTTTCTTAATAATACGGTTTATATCAGCACGACTCAACCCATACTCTATCACGTGTTCAAATGCTTGTCCACACACAGTTACATATGCTTGTATAGCTTTTTTAACATTTAAAAAATCATCTGCATATTCAGGAAAATAACTTAAAAACTCTACGTCTTCTCCACTTTGAAGCAACCCAAGTACCTTCCTAACAGTTAGAACCCCTTCCCCCTTTATATGATGAGCGAGTACGTACTCAGGAGACTTTATTTTAATTCTATTGAAATTTTCATCACATACCACATAGCCTTCCTCATCATACCCTAGTTTAGTGCTTGCAGTTATACAATCATCAGCATTGCTAAAAGTATAACTTCGTGGACGATCAAACCCTAAAACACTTGCACCATCTTCAATACCAGTATAATTAAGTATACGACATAAGAAATACATATTAGTTTCGTCATATGGCACTACTACACGGTTATAAACACTTACTATTTCAAAAAGATATGTAGCGTTTTTATTGAATTGCTCAAATATAGGTATCTGATTTGCATAGGTATTTAGCATGTGGTTAGTAACCAGCTCACCAAAACTATTATACTCCCCTATCTGACTCGGTAAATCACTATCAAAGGCATCTATACATCCACTAGTAGCTATACACCATTTATTGTCGTGGTAATAAAAACGGATTAAACTGCCATCTATTTTCTCGGTAATTGTAGCAGAATTCCAATCAATAGCATGTGCTTGGGGTTCGCCTACATTAAAGAAACGATAGAATCCACGACACACAATATCGTAGGTAACAGCGTTTAAAATCACACCCCTACATTGATTTGTTAAATGACATTTAGGGGAGTTAAACTGATGATATTTCAGTAATATCAAACCGTTTTTCTCACTTATTTTCATATTGTAATCGTTTCGCAGTACCTCTAATGCATTTTCTACAGTTCTTAAAAATGTTTGCAAGTCATAATTATCGTATTTCATAAACCCTCCTAGAATTCAGTTAAATACATTCGTTGATCAGCGCAAAGCACAGGTAATCCGAGTTTCTTCCACATACGTACAACTGAAGGACGATCGTCAATAACCATTGTTACATTGTGCTTGTCTTTCACATAGTTTTCATACATTTCTTGTTTCACAACAGTGTCAGGTCGGTTATCTCCTTCATCTCTCATGTACAATTCATTGTACTTAATCATGTTCTCATCTAACCACTTTATGGTAGCGTCACGCCCACTTGTGTCTCGTCCACTAAAAAGTATTAATGTCTCTTCAGTAACAAGTGCATCAAGTATAGTTGCTATATGCCAATACACAGTGTCTTCCCCTACTTTTGTCATATCATATGGACTACGATTTCCTTTACAAGCAAGTGTACCATCTATATCACAGATAACACAGTCATCAAGCTCTTCATCATATTCTACAACAGGTCGTTTATCCATGAACTGATTATAGGTATCTTGAATAACTTTTGCACCCACACCATTAGCTCTTTTGTTGTCTCTAGTAACACATGTCTGTACCTCTGTAGTAAATACTTCTACATTAAAACTCGCATTACATTCATCAGCAATATCTTTCAACACATTGTAATGTTTTTGTGCTAGGTTTGTATCATCAACAACGACGTTATATCCTGTAGTGAGCCAGTGCCTTATAAGCATATTTCTAATACGTAACACTTCTTTTTCATTGCCAGTGGTGTAACGCCCTCCATCTACCATAGCACGTAGATCGTCTTTGTTCACTCGCTTCCACTCAGTTTTTTCACAAAGCTCTTTCGCCATTTTTGTTTTCCCCGATGCTTGTAAGCCCTGTAGCATTAATAATTCTTTCATATCTCTACTCCACAAACAGCCCCACCAAGATATGTGTAGTATTCAAGTAACTGACTAGGGGTAATTGTACGATCATAACTTAGTTCTAGGCTCCCAAGATGCTGTATACTCTCGTAGTATTTTGTAATTTTTCTAGGTGGGTACTTTCCCCCCTTGTATATTACTTTGCATCCTAGTAAATCTCGTAATTCTTCATTATTTAAAGGTCTGTATTGTTTAACAGGTTCTATGTACTCTGCTATAAATTTATAACGCACAGTACCCGTGCTGAATGGGTATGGGCTACTTCTACTTACTCGTAATAACTCAAAAGGTTCTATTTCACAAATCCTTTCAAAATCCTCAAGGTAATCACTTCCATATACTTTTTTACCAATTAGCCCTGTTACTCGTTTATCAAGTGGATGACAGATAATGTCTTCTGGTTTAATATTCACTTCTTTCTCCTTTATTTTTTCTAAATAGACTTCAGCACATACATAAAGCCAATTGCTACACCCTTCTATACCGTAATTAGTAAATATATTATGGGGGTGCATACTAACGGTTGTTTCTGTTGATACTATTGTTACTACCGCATTTTCATGCCCCGGCTGTGAACCCACATACCTTACTCTCTCACCTATTTCAAACTTCATTTTCCCTCCACTGCTACACTATTTATAAAATGACAATTATCAAACATTACTGGCTGTAGCCATTGAGACTTCAACACAGCTTCTAAATCATTGGTGTGAAAGAAACCAAGTAACACATTTACATCTATTTTAGCAAATATATATTGTAGCTTTTCCCTCGATATTACTTTACCTGTCATGGTTCCGCGATAAAACACAAAGTCTTTGGCAAGTATTTTATCAGTGCCATGGGTTACATATTCCACTCCGTCTTCTTCTATAATGTCGTAGTAGTCTACTGTAACAAGTTTACGTGTCATTTTAAATCCTTACTTCTTTTATCTGTTGCTTGATACTTAAAACTACTGCTTCAGCCTCACTTAATTCATTTTCTAACCTTTTACTTTCAGTTGTAACAGGCATGGCATACCGCCACCCCATACCATTCATTTGTCGATACCTATTTACTGCAAATTCAATAATGTATATCTGAGAGCATTTATTTGTAACAGGGGCTATATCAGAGACATAGCATAGCATAGCACGCCCTCTAGGTAAACCCCGCATCCATTCAGGATAGTCTTTAATATCCACTGTAATATCCACTGTAACATACTCTGGTTTCACAGGGTCTAGCCATTCATCTGAGCATGTGTGTGTATCTTTTAAATTAAACTGTATAACGTATTCGTCGTTAATCTCATCACAATATATAATCACTGCTACTTCATTATTATGTGTTATTTCACCATACCCTGTGTACACCACTTTGTCGCCTTTTCTATATTTCATTTCTTTCTCCTTAACTATATTTAACCGACTTTCATGACATTCCCACGTATCTTTATCAGCAAACCGTATTATACATATACTTGTGTTACTGTTATAATTAGTAGAGTACCCTATTACTGTAGCGGTTTCTCTATTTCGTCCTTTTACACAACGTCCTGTGTATTTTACTTTGTCACCTACGTTAAATTTCATACTGTCTCCTTTGGAAAAAGTCTATTCATTTCGTTTGTGATAGTTTTATAGCAACTAAGGGGACTGTCTTCCCATCTCCCTATTTCCACACACAGACTAGAGTTAACTACAAGTGTGCTTATATCCGAATTATCATACTCTATTTGATTGATAGCATCAACTACATGATGCAAAAATCCCATGTCTTCATCAATCACTAAAACCTCTAACTTACATACTTTCATTTTCTACCCCTTTTCTTTATCTCAGCTATTTCCCAATTCTCAGGCAAGTTCTTCATTTCTTCTAAAATAGTATCAAAAGCTACGGGCTTATAATCCCAAAACTCACAATTCATATTTAGCATCTTTCCCACAGGCGTGATGCGTGGGGTATTGTTGTGTATGTGTCCATATAGATTAAATGATGTAGCTACATGGCTTCTGTACCATGTCATCATAGGATGGTGACTTAGTGTTAAATGGTGCTCCCCAATTTTTACTACCTTTTGCATAGCCACTGAATCCCATGCTTTATGGTGAATTACTTTCCCCATACGATGATCGTGATTACCTATTATAAGGTGCATAGTAATCCCATGTGGTTTTCGTTTCATGAACTCTAGCGCAGTAGATTGGTTCCACGCTAAATCACCTAGAATATATAAATTACTTCCCTTAGGGATATCAAATATATTTGTCATCAATACTTCATTCATTTCCTCTATAGAATCAAAAGGTCTATCCGACATTTTAATCACATTCTTATGTGAAAAGTGGGGGTCACTTAGGTAATAACTATCACTCATATCATGGTCTCCATAAATGCTTCTGTGGTTTGCTCCCAACAACTAGGTTTAGTCCCAAATTTATCTACTGGTAATCCAAATGCATGGGCATCAGCAATTACTTTTGGGGTTAGTGCGCGAGCACAATCAAGTGCATATAAACAAGTTTTATAAAATGGGCAAAAACTTCGGTCTCGATAACATATCATAATTTTCTCCTTTTACTATCTCTATTCTACACGATACAGCAGGTTGTGTCAACCCCAATTTCAAGAACTGATAAACCTTCCTGTGTTGCTAACTCATTTTCTACATAAATATAGGCAATATCCATAGTGTTCAGCTTCTTAACATTTATCCATCGTTTGTTCTGCTTATAGCTTTTAGGCATTTCATGGTTCTCATCAACAACTATCGGACTGCCATCCTGTTTGCGTAATATCCTTCCTGTGTTGTAATCGTATAATATAATCAAGTTTTTTTGTCCTTTTTGTTCTCATAATTTCTACATCGTACTCAAAGTACTTTTGTTGTGCTTTTTCATCTAAAAAATCATATAGTATCCCACCTATAATCATGCTACGTGCCATTGACTTAGCAGGTGGCAAATCCTCATATACCTTCTTCCAGTATTCGTCCCATCCACTGTCTTCATATATGTTGTATATTTTCATTCTAAAATTATATGCATGACAAACATGACGGCTATAGTTCTGTCTAAAGTGTGTCCACGCTATTACAGACACGGCTAGTGCGAAACCAATTACTATTATCATCTACTTCGTATTGCTCCCTTTTCAGCCATCTTATTCCATGGCTCTCCTACTTCTGCTTGCTCATATTTTAACTCTAATGGTACTATAATCCATTTCCACTCATTAGTCAAGTCCTGTAAACACTCTTTTACAATAATATGAAAAAAGTCTTCTTCAGCAGGTACTACACATGCTACAATAGAGTCATGTACTTGTCCTGTTAAACGAGTATCCATTTTCAACTCTTTTAATCTCGCATCTATTCTCAAATATAAACTCAATAAACAATGAAAAGCACTACCCTGTGTTTCAATATTATGTACTTGATTACGAGTACGAAATGTTGTTGACCTAAAACCTGTATTGAAATCTATATACCCTGTTTTCAAATACCGTTTATAGTTGGCTTCTCTCCATTTACCAAATACCCCAAAGCGTTCTTCCCAAAACACTCGTTCAGCCTCCATCACTAATAACGTATATTGTCTCAACGTCTTATACCCTTTTGATGCCAAATGGATTTTGCTTTCCTTAGGCATAGTATCCCACAGCGTTTTCGCACAATTCACATAGTACGAACCAAATTGTTGACTAAAGGTAAAGCCCCCCTTTGTTGCTTGACGTTCCTCTTCTAATAAATCCTTTTCAGTTCTTAAAAATAAATCATAAGCGGTATCAGTATGCATATTGTTTAGTTCAGGATGGGCCAAATATTCTAGCATCTGTGGGTCTTTGTGTAAACAAGCCCCTATATTTACTTCCAATGAACTAAAATCTAATTCTTCTAAAAACGTGTTTTTATCTGGAATAAACGTAGAGCGTATATACCTTTTTGCTGATTTGTTTCGTTTGGGTAAATTTTGGAAGGATATAGCACCACTCGAAGAATTGTGTACACATATCTCGTTTGCAAAAAAGTTATGAAATTCTTCTACTTCTATATCGTATACATCTACCACTTTATTTATCCACTCTACATTCGTTATTACATGATTTCCGGGAACAAATTCACCAAACTGATTAGCCCATTTTCTGTTGTATTCTATTCCATAAATTTCACATAGTTTTTTTAATTTATAATAATTGTGCCCTATTACTTTACTTGTATCAGTTAAACCCATAGTTTTTAAATACTTGAGTAACTTATTCTTAGAAATATATCCACCATTTTTGTCATACCTAATCTTTATGACATCATATTTTATATTGTATAGTTTTATTGCTCTTTTCATTACATCGTAACTATACTCAGCATGAGTGGGTAGCCCTTTTGCCTTAACCAAAGCACGTATACATTGTATTTTATTTATCTTAAATCTTGGTACTGGTACATACACAATATCCCTTGCTTTTGGATGTGAGTTATCTGTAGTAAACATCATAGCATCTTTGTCATAAACATATTTATCCAGATGTTTGGCAACCCCATGATGATACCCATGTGCTTCCTTTGTTGTTTTCATTAAATTGGTAAATGAGTTGTCTTTATGATTCCAATTCAAATGGTGAATCACATCGTCTGTAATTAACTTCTCTTTTGAAAATTGCTCATATATTAATCTATGCTCTATTACACCTTTTCCATGTTTTAGATGCCCTGTAAAATTTAATTTATCCCCACTGCGAGAACATGATAATGTGCGTGTCTTAGCACTGTGCTTGCTATCTGCTTCTGTTCTGTGGTCTTTATCAAGTAAATGCTGTGCTTCTACATAGCTTCCGTCTATTAACCTTATTTTATGCTCAGGTGTTACATCAACATACCCACCACCATGTTTCCCACCACCTTTTACACTGTAGTGAACACGTACCACTTCCCTGTGTCCAGTCTTCCCCGCCCACAACACTTTTCTTATAGCAGGCTGTTTCGTATCTGAAAAGCAGTAAACATAGGCCCCTTCACGTACTTTTTCTATGGGAATACCATCAGGATGTTTTTCATTATCTTTACAAACAAGCACCTTAGTCCCTTCTGCTACGCAAGACCTGAACGTAGGCACTACATTGAAATTAAAACTAGGATGTATGTAATTATCAAGAGTGTTTTTCTGTATACCATCTAAATATGTTGATTTGATCTTCTCCAACTTCCTATATTTTAATAACACATCCAAAAACTCTGAGGGCTCAATCTCCCCTAGTTTCTCCAATGCTTCTGCATCTGTTGATGGTTGTTCTTTCTTTGTGAACTTGGTCGGCGTACAACCCATGATAGTATATAACAAATGACTTAAATCAGGAGGGGATGCATGATTAAAAGGGGTTGGTTTATCCCATAGGGCTACTTCAGGTGTCTCATACAATATCTCATGCATTACCTCTAGTTTTACACCCACTTCTTTGAGATTACGCTCAACAGCTACAACATCTATCTTCATGCCTCTGTACTCTGTGTCAGCAAATACTTTTGTAGCATCCATAAACAATTTAATACCTGTTGCTATATGAGGCATAGTGGCTATAGCTTTCAACTGTGCTTCATATAACCACGCTGTGAACAAACTATCGTATGCACAATAGGTGAGTAGTTTATCGGCAATGAGATGTAGCTCCCCTCTTTTCTTATAATAGTAGAGTTGATTAAATGCGTGTATAGTGTCTTCATTGGATTCCCATAAATATTTTATGTCGTCATCATATCCTATTATACCAAAATGTAGAAATGACTGGTATTTTAAACTCGTGATGCCTTTAGTGTTATTTATACAATGAGCATTTATCATAGTGTCAGCAACAATACCTTCCGGAAAACGTCCTGTCAACGCCTTACTCCATATCATCTCAAATTTAGCATTATGTGCTACCTTAGAAGTGTCAGACTGTAAGAACTTGGTCACAATTTCTTTTATCTCAGGAGTAAGCAAAAATACAATAGATTTATGAATCGTGGCTATACTCATACAAATGACTTCATGACCCTTTCTATAGGGCTGTAGTCCAGTTGCTTCATAGTCAAAAGATTTCACCAATGGACTGTCTATCATTTCTGTTATACCTGCTATAATATCCTTGGTATTACTGAGTATGTGTATTCTTTCATCAGCAAGAGTTTGGTAGTTTACAAAAGAAGTGAAACGTATTGCTTTACGAAATGCCTGCCCCATCTTTAATAAAATTACATTGTTTCGCTTCTCTACCACGAAATCATGTACGCTATATGTGGGGTATACAATAGTGGAGCAATCTAACAACGGTATAGCATTATTTTCTAGTTTAGCCATTTCTCCGCAAGGTGTACTATTTCCAAAAAGCACAGTCATAGCAGTAACGCCCATAGCTACTACACTTTCAAAATTATGATCGTTTATGAACGTTTTTAATCTATTCCTACAGACGGGTATCGTAGATTTGTTAAGAACTGAGTGACGGCATTGTATTGCATTTATTACACAAATATCCGAGAACTCAATACCTGATGA